TCAAGGAAATGTGTTTTTTGTGTTTCGTATTCATGTCCAAAAACATAGGATTTTCCTGATGCAAGACCGGCAGCCAGTTTAGAAGAACTGCCGTCTGTATATACACCCCTGTTTGTTCCATCGTCCTTGTGTTCTCTAATGTCAATCTCAAATGGTTTTACGGTATATGAACCAGATTCATCATGGGTTCTTCTTGCAAGAGTTTTTTCAATCTCGGCATAAGAACTTTTCAATAATCTCTTTGTGGGTAGACCACTTTCATATTTTACAAGTTCTAAAAAATTAGTAGAGTATTCTGCTTTTTGACCCAATGAAAGATTAAGAGAATATCTATCGGCACCGGGAGCATTGTAATTATATGAACCACTCGCAGGGTCACGAAGGGTTGCATCTTGTCCATCCGATACAGAGTTTTTATCCATAACAAATCCTACATTGGTTGTAGGATTTTCAAAATCTCTAATAGAAGAAGAATCGCCAGTTAATCCGTAGGGTGTAAATTTTTGTAAATCGTTCTTTACAAAGTATCCATCAATATAGAAAATACCATTGCTCACAGAAACTATATTTGAATCTCCAGAAAGACCATTTGAACCTAATGCAAGTGTGGCATCTGTGTCGGAAGCAGACCGTTCGGCGAATGTGCCAATCCAACCAGCAGACGGGTGGTTGGACATAAAGGTTGCACCTTCAATAAATTCAGAACCTGATGTAAATGTATAGAATAAAATCTTATAGTCATCTTTACCACCATTTGATTCTATTGCATGAATTACTTTTGCCTTTATATCACCAGAAGAAATTTCATATCCAATAAGTTGGTCAAGTGGCACATCGTTGCCAAGTGTGTCTAATGTTTTAATTCGTTGATAGCGAACCTTAGAAGTAGCAATTTCCCCACCGTATACTTTACTACCATCCTGAAAAATGTGATTACCGAATCGTTCTATTTGGTTTTGAAGAATTGTCTGAAGTTGTGTTAATTCTCTTGCCTGTACCGCATAACCGGGACGAAACAATACCTTGAGGAATTTCTTGGTTTCATCGTAGTCGTCAAAGTACGGAGTAATATTGAAAAGTTTTGAATCGTATGCTGGCATAAATCTCTGTTACACTCCTAAAATCCTATAAGAATTTTGAATTCTTCTTTTTGTTCTAAATTTCGTTGAATGGGTTTTATATTCTGTATGTATAATACTTCTCCTGAACCTATCACAAGTTCTGGGATTTCTATTTTGGTAATGGTGTCCGTTCCAGAATCAATATAAGACCCGCCTGTAAATGACCCTACAACATTTGTAAGATGCAATGCGCCCGTAGTACCCGATACATAATCCCATTCTGCAACATTACCTGTTGCATATCGAAGACTTCCTGTTGTCGCTCCACCATCTTGTTGGGTGAAACCGGCATCTTGCTCGAATGTGGTTGTGGTTAAACTAGAACCACTGATTGTGAGTTTATGTGTTTGTTTATATACTGTATTGATACTTTTATTTCTTACAATATCATTTATGGAAAGAATCCTGCCATAATCTTGTGTGTTTCCTGCAATGTTCATTAATTCAAAGTATCCTGTCGCACCACTCTTAAATTGTTTGACAATTTCTCCGCCTGCAACTCCGAAATCTAAAAATGGTGGACCGTATCCTGCACCAGAAGTATCTCCTGTAATTCCACCAGTAGTTCCAGAGAATGAGTTTTTGGTTACTTCGACAATCAATTCATTTAAATTTGATTTCCATGAATTAACTTTACCTTCTGCTTCACCAGTTGTTCCTACGGTTTGTCTGATATTCTCGCCAATTGTAAAATTGCCAGTTCCCAAATTAGTATTGACATTAACTCTGATTAATTTTTTATCTGCAACCGGTCCAGAAAATCCACCCTTGATAGATGATACTTCAAGAACACCTTCGTTGTTTTCATCCGAACTGCTCCTCCATGATTCAATCCTTGCTGTCGAGTGAGATGAACTACCCATAATAAAATTATTGGAATTAAATGTACCATCAAACAACGAGTAGTCATAATCCGATGCGCTTGTATTATATGGTTTCTTTATTACCATTTCTGTTAAGTTTACTGAATTCTTTCCAGCAACTTGCCCCCCAAACGGTCCAGTTGCAACAATAGGATTTTTAATAATCCCGAATTGCCTAAAGTCATTTGCAACAGAAAATAATCCGCCCTCGTTTCCATCTGTTTTAACGGAAATTAAAATTCTTGAAGATTCAAAATCATGTATTGGGTTAATACCATGTCCGCCTTTGGGTGAAATTTCTAACGAAATGACAGGGTCTGAACTTCCACTAGATTCTGTGGTAGTAATTCTGGCTGTGGCAAAATCATAACCACTACCTGCGTCTATTGTTTTAATGCCTTTAATTTGATTATTATCGTGTATTGTAGGAATAACTTTTGCCCCTGTTCCGTTCCCACTAATTACAATTTCTGGTCGTATGATATAGGTTGTTACACCTTGGGATAAAGTGGAATCTAAATTTTCATTAAGGATTGCTTTTCTTTCAATGCCAACATAATCAACTATTCGTTTTACTTGACCAATTTCTTGACCTACCCCACCGTCAATATAAAGAACATAGTTGTTATAGAAATCATCCGAATCAGATGCAGAGAAGTTTAATATGACTGTGTTCTGTCCTGCATCATTTGCACCGCCTACCTTTTCTCCTATAAACGCACTTGAATTTGTAGAACTGGCATATACGGTATCACCAGTTGAGCCTACTCTAATATCTTCAATTGCACCATCGATGGTTGATGTTTGAATGTTCCACTGTAAACCTTTGTCGTCACCTGTTGGTGGCTCAGATTTAATATACTCAATCGGAATATATTCCTTCGTAAGAAATTTTTTGGAATCATCCGTTATACGAAACATAAATTTCCATCTATATCCATCATCCGTTGTAACAATTTCTGAACCAGTAGAAGAAGGTTTTGCAGTAGAGGATGCTCCACTATTATTATGAATGCATTTATATACATTAAAATCTTCGGTAAGCACATAATATGATGTGCCATCGATGTTTGTAGAGTCATCATATTCTGAATATATTGTACCAGATGTCCAGTCGTATCTTGGTATAACATATGATACATCACTGAGGTCTATTCTTTTTAATGCAATTGCATTGCGCCATGCATAGTTATTATGATATGTCGAATCGGTAGATGCATCTGGTGAGTTTTCATCACCCCAAGAAGAAACTCTACCCACAAATAATAGGTATTGGTCATCGGAGTTGTGTTTAAACTCTGAATATAATTTCTCGGCAAAATGTGTCGAGAATCTGTTTCTAATTGCATCATTTGCCATATAACTATATATCTCCGTTTATGGGTGATTGAAAATACATCACCAAGTAAATCCGCCTAATGTTTCATTTATATTATCGTATGTTGTTCCGTATGGTGTACTGTAATTGGCATCAGGTGTTCCATAATAAGGGTCGCCTGCATTTCCTGAATTTGAATGGAAGTGTGCCCCAAACGGAAGTTCTATAAAGTTTTCTAATGTAATACCACCAAAACTAATTCCCGATGGAATGTCAGTTAAACTTCTTGCGTTAGGATGGTGATAGATATCCCAGAAACCATATCCATAATATTGCGCGCCTGTCACGCCTGTACCACCACCACCTGATTGGTGATTTGTATCTCCAGACCAACCAGCAGATGCACCACCTGCACCCGCAGTTCCAAGAGGATACCCATTAGGATTATGTGAAGTTACTCCACCTTCTGGCACACTTGCAAATGTAATACCGTGCAACCCTTTTGTAAATACAGTCCCTTCTGGTCCAGTTATTGCAATAGGATTATATCCAAGAGGATATAAATCGCCAGTCACACCTAACCATGCAGAATCTCCAGCCAAAGTCGTTTCCATTGTATTTGCTCTAAGGTCAAAAGTAGTTCCAAATGCATACGGTGTATAGTGTGCAATCAAAGGAATTTCATATCGTTGCGATTCACTATGGAACAATAAATCTTGTTCTGATTTTCGTAGAATAGAAACTTCGCCAAACATCTTCATTCCGGCAGGATGTACTAGGTCTTTAATGACTTTTCTATATTTGTCTATTGCCATTTCTGCCTTAATGACATACGAATAATCTTGGTAGAATTTTCCGTCCTGAATCTTTTTGGAAGAACTAATCTTACCATCATTGCCAGTATAGAATCCGGCATATTCATTTAGAGGCTGAGATACAACCCTAACACGGGCATCTCCATTGCCTGTTTTGGATGTAAATACGGAATCAAAAGAATTATTGTAATTGACACCGAAGTTATTAATTTTAACACCGACAACCTTTCCTTTGAAGTCAGTCTTGGACACTGTGGCACTTCCACCAAATCCACCCTTTGCTCCTGTAGTTCCTGTTGTTCCACTTCCAAATGTCAGTGCATCACCTATACTGTATCCAGAACCACCTTCAAGAATTTCTATCTTACCAAGACAACTATAAATTCTTTCTTGTAATTTTATATTTTCAGAAGTAATACATTCAACTTTCTTACCATGAATAAATTCCCCTACAATATTTCTTAAATATAATTCCGTCACTTCGATTGGACCGACAGAATATTGAATAACCTTTGACACTCTTGCCATCGCTGTTATATTTGTGGTATATGGTTCATATTGTATGACATCTCGCTCTTTCATTTTAAAGTTATCTACACCATTGCTTGTAGAAACCTTGATGGTTTTTTCTTCCGTCCACTTACCATCAGACAATCTAAGAATATCCAATTTTGGATAATAGAAATCTACCAAGACATCATATAATATTCTGAAAAGAAATTCATAAGATTTCTCAGTTCCTTTTGATTCGTAGAATGTCTTGATGTTCTTTAAGAGTGTTTTTCCATTCACTGCATTTCCACTAGAATCTTTTGCAAGTTCAACGGGGAACTTATGAAGATATTGATTTTTGAAGAATTCTACAAAGTCATCTATTGTAGTATCAATATCATACAATCCCTTTAATTTTGTAGTAATTTCGTAGGCATTATCTTCTTGTTCTAACCATTCATAATATGCCTCTATAAACGCAAGAAATTTCGGATGGTCGCCCGCAACAAATTCCGGCAATTGACTTTCAATAAAGGGAGAGATTTTGAACGGCGTTGATTTTTTTGTTATTTTTGGAAGAACATAATCAACAAACTCTGCTTTAATAGGAACAGTAGGAAGATTTAATTGTAGTGTTGTGAGAAACATCTATCGTATATTAAATTAATAATCCCCGCCAATTCCTGCTCTTAATTGCTCGTCTGTGTATACTCTTACTTTAATGGAATTTTTATCTGCCGTATCTATTAGAATAATGTTATTGTTTTTTGAAATAATATCCAATTCTTGTGGTACGGCATTTATATAAATTTCAGAACCATCCGATACTTCTATTGGTGAGAATTTTGTCAGAGTCACCAGACCATTGGTATAATCAACTGTTCCAATACTTGTGTCAAATATATTTTTAATATTATTCACATATTCAAACAATTGAAGTATACCGTTACCGTCATCTTCAATATATGCAGTGACAATTTCTTCTGTATCCTTTTTATATAAGAATCCTGTACTAGATACCATTCCTGCTTTATGTCCATCGTGAGGGTGATTAATTTTATTCTTAAAAGCAATATCGTATGTTGCAGAAACATTAGTCAATGGCTCGAATCTCTTTTGCATTGTTATAGTAGACCTATTGTTTGTGACTGCTCTGGCAACACGGTTTAATTTTGTTGTGAATTCACTGTAAAGGAAACTTCTATTGAATTTTTCTAAATCTGATACTCCATAATCTACAATTTGTACCTGTGACAATGCCTTTAATTCGTCCGAAGAATACTCTGTCATACTGGGGTCATAGTATATCTCGGCATTAATTAATATATAAAGATATTCGGGGTCTACAATTTCGGGAGTAATAGAAACAACATTCTTTCCTTTTATATGTGTAGTAATGATTGAATTCTTTTCTTCGTCGCTCAGGTTTGTTCCCGTTGTGGGTTTGATGGTGATAAAAACTTTCCCGTATTGCGGTGGGTCGTTATCTTCTCCGCCCCACACATAAATCGAATCGACATTACTGTAATCTTTTGATATATTTGTGACATAATCATCTACAGTAACAGACCGTTTGTGTGCCTGATATGATTTTGGTGCATGAAACCTTACTGACTCTGAATCTTCTCTTACACTTCCGCCTACTGCTTCTTGGTTTACTATTACGGTTGCGCCACCAGAACCTGCCATCTTAAATGCTCTTGTTATTTCTGTGTCGTTAGAACCCGCCGAGTTTGCAGCCGGACCATTTGTTTCAAAATATTCAATCATTACCAAATTACCATTTGAAACTTTACGACCAAGAATACCGTCACCAAAATAGAGTTGATAATCTCCATTAGTAGTTTCCTGCAACCAATAGGCATATGATTCATTTGTAATATCTAAAATATTATCTGCAAGTTCCCATTTATTTAAATGACCTGTTGTATTACTTGTAGAATTTTGTACTCTTACTTTTAAAAGTCTGGTATCAATATTCTTACTGGGGATAATAAACTTCTGCGTAGAAACTGAATTGTCTACGATATATGTAAATGTTTTATATGAACCTTCATAAATTTCTACATTCTCGGCAGTAAAACCATTAATAGAAACGGCAGTAGGATTAGTAAAGTTAAATGCCACATTATCTGTACCGTTTACAGTAAATACACTTCTTGCTGGTAAAAAAGATGTAGAACCTTGGTCTGTAGGATATGAAACATCTACGATAGCCTTTGCGGCTCTCCAAGAAGATGGAACATATCCAAGATGTTTTGCCAGAGAAACAATAGACGGTCTTGTGACAGATGTGTCAAGAAACATTTCGTTCGCAACCATGTTGGCATAGAACGCTTGGTAGTGTGTATTATATGCAAGAACATCAATTAAGTTTGCTAATGCAGAACCTTCAAAATCATAATCATTAAATGCATCGGTAGAACGAAGATAACTTTTTAAACTTTCCTTAATTCCGTCAAAGTCTAAATTTACAATAGGTGTTTCAATTGGTGAATCTTGTGCCATTTTATCTCAATCGCTCCAGTGCAGTTGTTAGTGTTATTGTTTCAGTCTGGTTTACTATTCTAAAAATAATAGTACACTGAAAGGCATTTTGGTCTGGATATGCAATCACCTGAATATCAATTAAATTTACTCTAGGTTCAAACTGTATAATCAAATCTTTCAGGTTCGACTTTATCATTGATGCCGTGATAGGTGTAACATTTTCAAACAACAATCTACGAATTCTTGAATTGATTTGTGGCTGAAACAGCCTATCATATTTTGAAGTAAATATCAAGTTCTTTAATGACCTCTTGATTGCTTCTCCGTCAAATTTGCGAACGACATCCTTTGTGATAGGATGTTTGTCAAAATTCATATCCAAGTCAATGAATCTTTCTTTATTTGATTTGTTCTGTTTATATGCCATTAGTTTTATTTATATCATTTGTTTTATTTTTTGACAACATTACAGAAATTAATCGTCTTGCCATAACCATTTCATCTTCAATAATTGCCTCGTTTATATCGTCTATTTTCTCCCATCTACACCATTCGGAAGAAAGGTATCCTGTGATTAAACCATTCACTTCATCTTTCAGGGGGATTAATGAAAATGCCAATATATGATTATATTCATAATACCGTTTAAGATTAGATTCTTCCATATCGGAAACTAATATAACCCTTGCTTCGTCTATTGCCGCCAGTTGTAGGACTTCTGGGTATCTACTCAAAAGCATGTCCTGTTGATTGTGCATAATAGAAGGAACTCCAAGTGCAACAGATTCATGGGTAGAGGAAAATCTTTTCATACTTTCACCGTTGGTGAATTTTCCTCCATTATGAAATCGCATTATGTTTGTTCTTGCAGAATCATGTTTCAACCTCAACTCTGTTAATACTTCGTGTATTCTTGTATGGGTTTTTTCAAATTCTTTTTGTTTGGCGACTTTCTTTTTACCAGATTTTATTTTAAGTAAGGATTTAATGGCAATGGCCCCGCCACCAATAAGTGCCGTTATGGACATTCCTATTTTGAACCACATTTCGTAATCTGATGACATATAAACTCTTTCCTTTTTTTTTATGCGAATATAATTCCGTCTTAACTATGTATTAAAATGTGCCACCATCTAATGCAGTATTGAGTCCATAATCTGCATAGAAGTCAAATCCAGAATTTTTCCGTTCTGGGTGTATGCCCTGAGTATCTCTGGTTGCAATGTATAGTTTGTTTACCCCTTTGATATTTCTGGAAACAACATCATTCTTTTTGTATTTTCTTTTAGTAGAAGAAGTTTGTCCGGCAGAAATAGACTCAAATTTTTTATACTCACCTTTCCAGTTTATATCTTTATTATCTGTAATTTCATTTGGATATAAATTTGATATCGAACTCAAGACCCCACTATTAATTATAGTAGAAGCGAGTGCTTCATTTCCTGTCTGTCCGTCATCACTTACAAATTCTCCACTGTCCTCTGGGATGTCCCCTCCGACAAACCCACCAGAACCCCAGTGTGCAAGAATCCAATTTAATGTATTAATATCCCACAGATATCCAAATTCATTGACCAACCAATTCCATGCATCTCGTACCTTTAATGGAAATCCTAATCTTATCCAATCTAATGATTCTAATGGATTCGCTTCATTTATTTGTACGACATACGGAATGCCCGTATCGATAAACCACAAGAACCAATCCAAATGCCATTGTCCTATTGGTGCATCAACTGGAATTGCAGATGGTAAATTAGATAGAATAGAATCTAATAATTTGTTAGATTCGCCCGGTTGTAAATTTGAAATGTTAATGTTATGTTGTGGCATGTTTAATTTCTCTTATAGTACGGGATT